CAGGCAGAACCGGAGAACGTGCGCCAGGGGGAAGCTGTACGTGGACATACTGAGCAGAGGCAAGCGACAACAAACAGAGCGTCAGGAGTAGGGCGGTGCGTTTCATGGTATCCTCTTATTGGGCGGTGACTTTGTTAATCGTTGCTCTCACAGCAATATCGCAGTCCGCATCAGTGTTGGTGTAAACCACACGGGCCTTTGTGATACCCTCGCGGATATTCACAACAAACTGGTCAACCCTGTCGTACACGGAGACACCAGAAGCATGAGATACTTTAATCGCATCCATCAGCGTGACCACATGCGTGGCGTTTGACTTTGTGAACACAACCTCTGAGTTGGCAATCGTGCCATCCTTGATGAACCAGGCTTTTGCTTGAGTGTCAAAATCTCCGGTGGTCGCGTCAGTCAGATCAATCACCGTATTGGCATCAGTCACAGCACCAACAGTGGTCGTGGTCGCTGCTGTATCAGCCGTGAGGTTCAGGTCTGTTGTTGGGGTATAGTCTGCCCAGTTAAGGCCATCAGACGAAACCTGCACCTTTATACCAGCACCACCGGCATGAGCCACCGCTTCGACCTGCGCGGCCTCAATGTACATCACAGAGTCACCATATGAGTCCGAGAAATCAGACGTGGCACCCACTACGGTTGTCGCTGCCGTAACCACCTGCCATGCGTCCGTCACTGAAGCTGTTGAGGTCTTCGTGGGTCCGGCCAGAGAGACAGGAAGGTCAGACGCCCGTAGTTCCGTATCTGTCAAGCCACCGCTTGTCCCTGACAATGGGAACCACTTTGCGTCAGCGTATAACGTTGATGCCGCCTCAAAGGTTGTTGCGATCATCACCACGCGCTTGTAGCCGCGTAGGTCGCACTTGTAAATACCAACCCTGTCTGCGGCCGAGTCCAACACAACGCCCGTCAGGATGCTATTTGATGCCACAATGGTATCGACATAAACGTTGCTGTTTGCTGCAACCTGTTGACCGCCTGTGAGCGTGAGAGTCGTTGCCAGGGTAAAGTTGTCCGCTGTATCTGAAATATCACCAGATGAGTCTGTCAGCGTGTCAAATGCACTCACCCACATCTCAATCACCTGGGCGTCTGCGTTTGCGGTAGTCTCGAATCTGAACTCACAACCAGATGCGTCTTGCGGCACTTCCCATTTGATCGTATTGGCATCAAGTAGAGTCGTCCAAATGGCGGTATAGCCACGGGCACCCACTGCAGGCGTTGTCTCACCAGCGGTCAGATTACCAATAGCTTGCCATCTCACCCTGGGACTTGTGAGGTAATTCGGCAGGATTTCATGACCGTCGAATGAAGTAAATCCGAGAGCCAAAACGGACATAATGCCCAGAAGAAACCAGATTGTTTTTTTGTTCATTTTAGCACCTCAGAAAGTTATGGGGGCCGAAGCCCCCGAGTTGATTAGTTGTTGTCGTTTGCCCATGTTCCCAGGGCGCTGGGAAGTGCGATCCAATCAGTTGCATTCCTGCAAATGAACACACAGCTTGCGTTTATTACGTCGCCGGTGTTGACGAAACTCTTTTGAGCAGTCCCACCGTTGATCGTATCACCCGCTGCGGCAGTCACCCATACATCATCACCAGCACTTGCATTTGCATCCACAACGGTGAATGTGATACCCGCTGCGGCCGCAGGAAGGATAAAGATTTGGGTTCGTGCAGCTTCGCCAGTGATTCCGATTCCGACGATGACATTTCCCGACTCTGAAGCAGAGAGGGTATCGTTCACGTCAAAGGTCTGGACCGTTTTGTAAATATTGTCAATGGCCTTGCCACCTGCATCAACTGCAGCGGTCAGGACAATACCCCCTGATCCAGCGTTGAGCGTGGTTGTCGATGTGGTGTTTGTCGATCCGAGTGAGACAGTCTTGGCCCCGGCCCCGTCTGCGATTGCCACAGTTTGAGCGCCGGTCCCGCCGACTGTCACGGTTCCAGTGGATGCACCAGTGGCGATATTCACAGGGTCATCAACAGCACCGGAATTGACATTTACGCCACCAGATCCAGAGGCAATCGTAGTGGTTGACGTGGTGTTCGTTGATCCCAAAGCCACCGTCTTGGCTGCAACTCCATTGCCAATTGCGATGCTCTGAATCCCTGTCCCGCCAACAGTGACCGTCCCAGTGGATGTCCCGGTTCCCAGGTTGATTGCGAAGTTCGAACTCACATTGCCATTGATCGCCGCCCCGGTTACAGTCGCACCCAGTGAGCCAGTGATTAATCCATCTGCGGTAACGGCGCCAAGGCCTGTCGCCACGCCTGCGGTACTGATGGCCCAATCGTTTGACGTGATGGCTGTGGTGCCTCCCGTATTGCCCATGACGATGGCTGGAGTGTTGCCGTTCGTAACACCCAGGGCGTTGACATACCCTGGCCCTGTATCGTTGTCGTAGACCTGGACACCAGATGTTTGAGCCGTTGTCGTGGAACTTCTCACCACCTTGCCATTTGCCAACGTAAGATTATCCGTTACAGCACCGCCAACGAACGTACCATTGGCAAGCGCCACCCAACCCGACCCGTTGTAATACTTCGGAAGTCCCTCAGAATCATCACCGTACATAGCACCCTCAACCGCAGTCGGTGGGGTATCGGTCACGGTCAAATTCAGATCCTCAACGGTCGTAGTGCCGACGATTGTCATGTCGGTCAGTTGATAATTGCGGAGTCTGGACAAAAACTGACCCATAGCAGGATCAGGAGTCACCACACAGATCAACGTCATAAGGAATGCCACACAGGCGATCCCGAGCAGTTTCTTTTTCATTTTAAAGCTCCCTAAAAAAAACGGGGCAAGGCTTTGAGCCCGCCCCGTATCGTGTCAATGGTTTCTATGTTTGAGCAATCTTACCCAGTGCCGGCAGATTTGACCACTCTGCGGTAGTCCCGGGCACCCAATTGCTGATCGTATCGAACCTTGTACTGGGCCAGAACGTCACGATTCCAACCGTCAGAATGCTTGGCGCTCATGGGCCGGTTCATGACCTGCATCGGGATGATGATCTTTTCCAAGAACTGTTTCTTGAAATCACCGAGATACCAGGCGGTCGAACTTTGGGCATCCAACAGGGGGCTGGACAGTGTGGCGAATGCGTTGGCGAACGGGTTGCGTTCGTTGTTCGCGGCACCACTCAAGACCTGATTGTTGATGATTCTGAAAGCGGTCACTCGCAGAGCTTCAGGGACCAGGAGCGTGGTTGCCCGGTTTATGATATACTCGCCGTTGTCATCTTTCATCAGTGTGAGCAGCAGGTTCGCCGCATTGATGTCAGTGTAGTCGGCCAGCACGTCAACAACGAGGTTGTCGTAAGCGTGAGGATCGCCAGCACCTTGAGCGTTCTGGTACATGCCTTCAACCGTCCCAGTGGGATAGTATGGCTCATACCCTGAAACGTCTTGGATACCGTTCAGAATGCGGGTTTCGCGGTCGATGGCAGCACGTTCACCGATATCACCGGCACGCATGATCACCAGACCAGAACGGTCGAACCGGACAGCTTCCTCGGTCACGTCCAGCATCAAGCCACGTTTCTCATGACTGATAGTCGCATACTTCTCATCGATGTCAGCGGTTCGTGGGTAATCTTTACCTTCCTCGACCTTTTCAAGATCGCCGGTCAGGTGTGCACCAGGAATGCGGTCATCTTCCAAGACTGAATTGAACTTGGTAACCAGGCTATCACCAATCACGGTTGCAGCTTCGTACTTGTCCATGACGACTTTTGACAGCAGTACGCCAACCAGGGTCGAGAACTGCGTGGCGCTGACTTCTTCTGTGAACATCGGGTCGCCGTTGCGCTGGGCAACCTTCGACACGTTTCCACCCAGGCCAGCCGCGATCTCTTTGAAATCAAACTGATCAGTAGTAAGTTGTTTGGCGTCATCTTCTGGCAGGTTCAGGCGATGTTCCAAGAACTCGCCAACGTTGACTTTCTTCTCTACACAGGCACCAACGATACTGTGGATGTCTTTTCGATCAAGTAGTCGTTTCATCTTAAGACTCCTTTCTATGCGTTGACTGCCCCATGACGGAGAAGTTGCGGTAGCATCTGCACTTTATGACTCACCTGTGACGCCTGATCCTTCACACAGATGAACACTTGGCTCGTGGTTCCGGCCACCAGCAACGTTGCGCTGTTGGCTGCGGTCGTGGCGTAGATTTCGAGCAGGTCGCCAACAGACAGGGCCGATGCAGACTGCAGGTCCATCTGATAAGTCGAGTCATGCCCGATGTCAACAACCAGATCCTCAGTCTCGCCAGTATCCGATGCAGTCTGAGCGATGCCCCAAAACTCATCAGCAGCGAGTTCGCGGTTCGCGGCAGCGTCCCCGGCATCAGCGATGTCAGAGGCAGGTATTCCGTAACCACTCTCAATGCACACGATGTCATATTTTGCAATGACAGTGCCAGTTGCGACGGGAACCGTTACGAGGTTTTTGACCCCATTTACGTATTTTGTGACCACAGGTCACCTCCATTCATTAAAGGCTGATCGCTTCGTCAACGTCCTTGACCGAGCCTTTGTCTTCTTGTTTTTGTTTGCTCTCGCCCATGCCCTTGACGCCGCCTGTGTTGTTGGCGATGAGTTCCTTACGGTCCTCGATAATCACCTTCATCGCGGCTTCATCCTTGGCACCAGACAGTTGCTCTTTCAGGGCATCCGTCACAGCGAATTCGGGAAGTTTGGCCTCTGCCAGTGTGTCAGCAACGAGCGTTTCTTTTTGACGCCCTGCCTCGATCACAGTCAGATCGTCGGCCACTTTCACAGCGGCATTCTTCGCCTCTGTGATTTTGCTCACTTCATCGTCACGGCTCTTGGCACCCTCTTTGATAAGGGACTCATACAGATCATGACGGTGGTTCTTGATTTCTTCGAGTGTAAGTTTTGACCAGTCCATTTGGACCTCCTTTGGTTTTACGTCTTCAAAAATGCCGTTTGTCGTTGCCGGCGTCGTTACGAGGTCCACGGAGAACACTTCTGTTATCTCGTCGATAATGTCTGTGTTGTCCTCACGGTGCATTTTTCCTTGTGCATTGTGGCTGAATCCAGCTATTTCCGGCATTTGTTTTGCGATATTGAGTAGCTTGTTGCCTGCGGGGTCATCCTTCAGAACCTTGACATCCCCCCTGATTTCCTTGAGTTCAGGTATGTACCTCGGCGAAGTGAAACGGCCAGCGAGGTTCTCGACGAACCGGCCACCGGCCTTGATTTCTTCTGGTGTGATGTGGTTCAAATAGCACTGCACACCCTCATACAGTGGGAACCCAGCAGACATTGCAGATTCAGAATAATGCCGACCGTTGAGCGATACAGCGCCCAGGAGTAATGCGTTCTTGATCAAAGCACCGCTGTCGGTTTCTTCGATCGTCACCTTCTTAAGTGCTGCTTCTGTGAGTAAAACCAACTTATTCATAGTCACCTCTTACCGTATTCTATCGGTAATCTGTGAGAACACTATGATTATAGTTGATTTCCGTGATACGCTGTGGTATGCTTTTCTCTTATTTACCCACCTAAACGGAGTTAGATATGGCACACAATACATTCACACCAAAACAAGTTCAGGCCCTTAGAAAACGACTCAAACTCTCTCAGCAGCAATTCGCCACCAAATACGGGACCAGTGTCAAGCTAATACAGAAGTGGGAACAAGGGGGCGGGATCAGTCGCTTCTCAAATTCGTTCCTGAACCTGATTCAGAAGGGGTTGTGATGATCACGCAAACCGGGCCTCAACAGCCGGATCAACATGCAGAGTCAGCCAGCACATGCACTGAGGATGTACAGGAATCTCCGGCAACTCCCCCTCGCTGAACACTTGACCATCCAGGGGTGTGCATTCATCACAGCAGTTTATCGGTGAGATATGCCACACAAAGCCATCAGACCACGACCGCGTTCGTTGGTATTCAATCGTTCCCTCATGAAACGCCCGGCTCGTTTCCGTTCTCGCTATCCGCATCGCGTTTTTGGTCGGGCTCCTGTAAACGCCCCGGCCAGGTTTAAAGTCTCGCAGTTCCTTCCCATACCGCCGCTTATCGTCGAGCAGATACCCTTTTATGTTCCGCGCGATCTTCGCCGCGCTCTCACCATCAGTGATACCCGTCTTCACGCGCTGCAAGAGTGCCTTTCTGGCTTCATAGGATACATTCCACACCCGATCACTGAACGACTGTCCACCAGGGTTCCAGGCCAATACCTTATCCTTGGCACGTTTCGCCATACGTGCCCAGGCCGAATCAGCGAAAGTCTCAACCCCGGCATTGTACCGGATGATCGAGCCTGACTTGCTGGTGAACGATGTGCCCACATGGACCTTGAACCGCTTCTGGATACCAGCGGCCTCCGCAGACTTAATCCCGGTCTTGATGCCAATGTCTACCGAGTTGTTGACCCCCCTTGAGATGGTGGTGCGCAGGTCTTTACGCAATACGGCCATCTCACTCTTGACCGCCTTGAGTAATGCAGCTTCCCGGGCAGTGGGTATCTTGCCTGCCCGTTCAGCTTTCATTATTGTATCAGACAGACGGTTCGCCGCGTCCTCAAGTTTCTCGAAGACCTTTTTATACTGCAGGCGTCGGTATGCCTCAAAGTTCTTATACCCAGCAGCGGCAGCGGCATCTATGGCGTCTTGTCTGTTCATTTCTCAAGTCGTGCCAGGAGTTCGGCCCCGAACGTTGAACCGACCGCCACGACCTTTCGGGCCTTGACGATTAATGCCTCGCGTCGTTCCTCAAACTCACCCACACGCAGGCACGCGCTTTGTGTTGCCCGGTACAGGTATTCAGTGTGCCCATCATGGCCCAGGTACTTGCAACCCTGATCTACCAGGACTTGAGCCTCTGGGGTGGGCCAGGCCTTTGAATCTTTCTTGTCCTTCTTGGCCTTTGCGGGTTTGGGGATATCCTTTGATTCTTCCTCGGCCAGGTCAGCCAGTTCAGCCAGCTGGGAAGTGTCTGCGTCGAACAGGGGTTGACCCTCAAGGTCAAGACAGGTCTGTTTCAGATATGCCATGCGTTTCTGTTTCTTCTTTGTCATCGTCAAAGCCTTTCACTAATACAGCCAATACTTCGTTTTCATCCTCGACAACAATCAGCTTTATCGGCTCTTTTGAGGTTGTAACCGCCATGCTCACGCAGTCGCCAATCTCAAGCCGGATATCCTGCTGATTGAATGCCAGGGCAATTATGCACTGTTTCTCCTTCGTCACCTTGTCCGTGCGCCAGTATCTACGCAGGTCAATCGGTGCCACGTCCTTGGCGTCTATGGTCACTTGCCGCATGTTTACTCCTGTTAACTTAGGTAATTGGCTTGCGCATCGCGCAAGCGTCTCGACTATCTTACCACGACTCTTTCGAGTCCTTCTTATCCATATCAACTTGACGTTTATCAAATGCGTCGTTGCGTTTGTCCTCGTGATCGTCGTTCTCGGCCTGTAGTGCTTCCAGGTCCTCTTTCTCTTTCTCGTAATCGTACCCGAGCCTGGAGCTCACTGTTTCAGGGCCCACCCACCCATTCTTCTGGTGGAGTTCATACGCCTTCGATTCGTCTAAGACATCCCTGTGGATCAGTTGTGGGTACTCTCGGCAAATCTTAGTCGAGGTTGCTACGGGTTCCGTCTTGGCGGTGATCGCCTTCAGGACCAACTCACACAGGCCCTTCTTGTGGTTTTCGAGCACCCCCTTGGCCTCACGCACAAGTTCCCTCATGGCGTTGCATTTTTCCTTGGTGACCGTCTTGGTGGACATGGCCGGAAGTTGTCCGGACTTGATCCCATACCCAATTACCATCTGGCTCACGCGGTTCGTGTACGTGCTGTGCTTGTCCCGCCAGGCTTCAAAGTTCTTGACCATCGGGGATTCGGATACCATCGTGGATGCGTAATTTGAGTTTGACGCGTCGGCTCTGACCACGTATTCGGCCAACTGGCAGGCAGTCGCCACGTAAAGCTGGATGTTACGGCCATCGTCTTTGGTGTCCGGTGCGTTGATCTTCAGTGAGTCGTATTTCCACTCCACGCCCTTACTCATCAGGACAGATGGCGAGTTCAGCATCTTCTTGGGCGTCCCGTCGCCACTCTCGGTCTTGTCTGTGGCATCCGCTGCCATCTTGTTTTTAAGCGTTGTGAGGTTGGTTGCAGGGTTCGACACGTTGCCCACGATGCCGTACAGGTTCCGCAGGCGGTTCAGCTTCACGCGGTCATCCAGCCATTGCTCGTATTTCGTGATGTACTCCGCTGCACCGATCAGGAAGGACAGGCCACGCTTTACGTTGGAGTCCACGCCGATCTTGTAATGGATCATGTCTTTGGGCAAAATGGTTTCGTTGTGTTCCTTGCCTTCAAGGTCATGCCACCAGCGATGAAATGCCACCACAGTCTCGATATCCTCCGGCTCGGTCTGGATACCGAAGCTGTTGACCTCCTTGCCGGCCCGGTCGCGGATCTCAAGCGGCTCGACGAATCGAGTCAGCAGATGGTGGAAACTATTGCCCGGCCTGGCGTTGCGGCTCACAGGGTCAAAGAAGCGATTGAACACCTCACCATCCCTCAGATACCGCCTGAATGATTCCTTGTCCTTGTCATCCCAGTTCGACACGTCCATCCACTCTTGCCAGTATTCATCCACCTGGGGGTTCTCATCCTCGGCAGTCATTGCGGATTTTTCCCCGATAACAAAGTTCTCCATCGTAGTCAGGATCGCCCTGGCGCCCGGACGCTGTGCCAATGACAAGGCCTTTACCTGCATGTCCATGATGTCCTGGGGTGTGTAGTTGTTGGGGATCCGCTGGCCGTGATACATATTCCAGCTATTCTCGTCATTATCTTGAGCCCAGTTCGGGAGTGATTCAGTGACAGATTGGATGTGCTGCTCAAGTTGACGGGCGCTGATTTCTCGTGCGAGTGTTGTTTTGAGTCGTTCGTTGGCGATCTGCCGTTTGATGGCGTACCGGGCAAATGGGTTCATCCTAAATCTCCGTTCCAAGTAGTTCGCCCCACATATCCGCAAGGCGGTCTATGGCGTCTTTTTTGACCATAAACTTGTCGATTTGTTTCCATTTGCTTTCGGTCCGAACTAAAATATACCACACTCGATGCCCGTTTTCAAGACCTCTTTTAATGCGAAAAGGCACCGATGATGGTATATCGGTTGTTTTCATATCAAAAGACTACTGATTCAGCCTCAAACGATTCTGACTGCATCCTATATGCACCCGATATCATGTCAATCAAGTCGTCATGCGGATCATCGTGGCCGGTGAACTCACACAGCTCATCGACTGTTTCAGTCACATTGGGACCGTCAACGATACAGAACAGGCCTTCTTCTGTCCTGGCGATCCACGGTAGTGCCCGTGTCAGTTTATCCGCATCGACGCCCTGTGCAACGATTAAGTCAGCCAGGTCCAGCCCCATGAGTTCGGCATCTTGCTGCAGGTCTTGGATAAATCCGGTCTGAGTTCCGACTGCCTCAACACCGGTGACGCACTTTTCTTGCTTCAATATCATTTTCATGGTCCGGCGCACAGTCGGCCATTCCCGCTGAAAGTGAATGACATTCTTAACCCACACCCTGAGATTTGAGTCAATCGACAACTGACATGAAGCGGTGTAGTCTGCAGTGGTTTTCTCGGTCACCGCCAGATCCCAGAACCGGCACCAGGTCAAACCGTCAGGAGCAGACTTGACGATCCTGATGTTCCCGCGTTTGATCTTTGATCCGCCTGGGGGTTCCGGCCTGCCCTGATAAAGTGCATTCCAATCATACGAACCGCCATAGACCCCGATCTGGACGTTGCCTGTGGCTTTGATCTTCTTCAGCGCCTTCTCGTCGAACATCTCCGGCCACAGGGCTTCACCAATCTCTCGATCGTCATCAGGATGCAGGTATTTGCCACCCTCGGCAGTGGCCGGCAACCATACCACTTTCCAGTGATCCGCGTCGGGGTCCAGGTCCATTGTCTTCAGGACATGCCCTGTCAGATCGTCGTTGTGCCATCTGGTCGCGGCCAGTAGCATACGGCCATTCTTCATCAGTCGAGTTCTGAAGTCTGCCTGATACCACTGTTTGAGCGTGTTCCTGATTGTGGCCGATTCTGCTTCTTTCCTGCCCTTGATCGGATCGTCAATCAATCCCCAGTGCGCACCGAACCCGGTAAACTGACCACCAACGCCCCCACACTTGTAATGCCCCTTCTTGCCGATTACGGTGAACTCATCCCCCCGCTTGATGGCGTTGTCGTCCCTACGCTCACCACGGACTGCCAGGCGTGTCTCTGGGAATACCTCGGCATATTCCTCAGACATCATTATGCGCTGCGCCGCCCTGGACATGCTCTCGATCAGGTCTTTGCCGTATGACGCAGCGAGGATCTGGTCATCAGGGTTCAGGCCGAATAGATACCCGGGAAGGTACCGGGAACACATCTCGGACTTGCCGTGCCTGGGGGGTTCGATGACTGCGAGGTTGTACGGTTCCGGCGATTTGATCCATGCGTCAATCTCTTTACCGAGAATGGCCTGGGGCCTGCCAATGGTAAATTCGCCCCGAGAAACATAAACGCAGTAATCCGTGAACGACTTGCGCGCCTTTGCTATCTGGGCCCGCTTTCTGAACTTCTCCCTTGTGGCAAGGTATTTACTCATTCACCACTCGGATGATTTCTTCCACAGCCGCACGCTGTTTCTTGCTCTTGAGCGTCTTTCGGTGTACCTGCAGCATGCCCACGATATCAGCAGACAGGCGGTTGTATAGGTCGATCAGGGCATTATCTGACAGGGCATCCAGGGTCCGGCCGATGTCAGGTCTCGAGTCCGGCTTGCCCCGCATGAACTCTTCAAGCCGTATGATCTTCTCGATATCAGCGAACTTCGGATCCAATTTGGGGACCGGCACAGCCTTCTTGCAATGTGGGCAGGGGGTCTTGCCCACCAGACAGGTCAGGTATACGTTCTTCACATTCTTGATGATCTTGAGCTGTTCAGCGGTGTATTCTGCTGCCTGGTCGTCGAGGATGTCAATTGCCTTGGCCTTGACCACCTGAAGCCTGGCGTCCCAGTTGTCAACCTTTCGGTACTTTACCACTGTGGGTTTGCAAACCGCAACCGTCCGTACAACGTAGGGGTAGTTCTGTTCCTCGCACCACGCTTGGAACATTCTTTCCCGTTTGGCTGTTGTCAGTGGCTTACTCATCCTCGGTCCTCCATATCATCAAAGTGACGCTCGATACCCTTGGGAATAGCACAATCCCGAACGATGGTGATTTCCATAGAGTTGAACATGCCGTTGATAAAGACTATCAATTCCGCGAGTGTCGCGTCTGGCTTGATATTCACTCGATGCTCCTTCTTGCATACCACACACTCCGGCCGAGAATGTAACACGCAGCAGGTTGGGTCATTATCAGGACAGGGGATATTGACGCTCACCATTTCCTTTCCGCACTTTGGACACCTCATACATCCACCCCCACCAGCGGCTTGATCTGCGGGTAATACACCGCGTTGACTGTGGGAAATACTTCAATCCTGATGCTGCGTGGATGTCGATAAATCTTTGTTGTCCAATGCCCTGAATGTTTCACTAGGTCGTAACATTCCACTTCCATGACCTCAGCATCACATACAACGCCGACTATTTTCAATAATCCCCCATCTGTAAACGTCACATTGAACTCTGTTGGCTGCGCGGTCTCATACGATCTCACCGCCTTAAAGAATATTCTCAGATCCCACGGAACCACAATAATCTCTCTTGCCCTCTGCGGAATAACGCTGCGTATACCTACAGTACCCATCATGATCCCACCAGCGGCTTGATCTCATACCCCAGGTCAGTCAGTCGCTTGGATAGACGCCTTGGGCTCCATACCTTGTAATCGGGGAATATCCGACACCAGACCAGGAAGGATTGAACCGCTTCCGAGCAAATCAGCTTTTTCTCGTTCCTGATCCTGAATGGCAGGAAGAATCCCGCAATACAGGCGAAGTCGTAACCCTGATTCCGTTCTACCGCCCTTGCAGCGAGTTGCTTAGCGCGTGGTAGGGCAATGTCGCCCACCTCGATCTCGATGTAATCCCATCGCTCTGGATGCTTCAGGACATCAGATGCAGGCCGTATCACAGTGCCCTTTGCAGGGGGTCGCATAGTTGATGTAAAACACTCGCCGCCCCAATCATTTGTAGCCTTTGGCTCGGTGTTGTCGTGCCGCATAGTCCAGACCTCGGTATGGCTGTAATGGCGCGTGCCCCAGTTGAACAGCTTCGTCCATCCACTGATTGCCGCGTCCAATCCCCATCTGTCTGCCTTGTAAAGCAAAATCCTTACCTTTGCCATGTCTTACTCCTTTACCTTCTTTGCCTTGTTGCCTGTGTATTCTTCCCAACGCTTTACGATCACGTCGCAGTATATGGGACTTAGCTCCATTATGCAGCATTTTCGGTTTGTTTTCTCACATGCCATCAAGGTCGTTCCGGACCCACCAAAAGGCTCGTATAACCGGTCACCGGTCTTTGTGTGCGTTTTAATACCAAATACCCACATGGCCAGCGGTTTCATGGTCGGATGTTCTCGAGACGCCTTCGGACGGTCAAACTCCCAGACAGTGGTCTTTGTCCGGTCTGCAGACTTTAAGCGATCCCCAGGCTTCCAGCCAAACAATATCGGCTCATGGCGGTAGTGGTACTCGCTGTGACCTAGGACCATTGAATCCTTGACCCATACCATGATCTGCCGCAGCCATCCTCGCTTTTTCCAATCATCAGCAAAAATCAGATGCAACGGTCCCGGCGGGACCGTTGCCAGGCAGTATGCGCCGTCCCTCATCACCGTATCAGCGTGATTAAACGCCTCAGTTATCAACACAGCGGTCCCTTCCTCCGTGAGCGCATCGTTCTCAATAGTCAACGCGTCCTTCGTTTTCCCCTTGTAAGCCACCCCATACGGAGGGTCAGTAAACACCATATCAGCCTTCTCGCCACCCATCAGCCGTTCAACGTCTTCAGCCTTGGTTGAGTCGCCACACAGCAATTTATGGTTGCCGAGTTGGTACAGGTCGCCCAGTTTGGTCTTGGCTTTCTTTGGTGGGTCAGGAACCGCGTCATCGTCGGTCAGTCCTGGATCGGGTTCTTCTGCCATGAACTCGGCCAGTTCATCCTCGTTGAGCCCCAGGAGGTCAAGCGGGTAATCAGCGGCATCCAGCTCGGCCAATAGGTCGTGGACCTGCAGCGGGTCAGTCTCGGCCAGTTCAGCAATGAAGTTGTCAGCCATCATCACCGCGTGTTCCTCGGCCTCAGATTCAAAGTCTTGCAGGTCTACGGGCACTTTCTTACATCCCAGGTGTTCAGCCGCCGCCAAACGCCCGTGGCCGGCCACAATGAATCCTGACCGTTTGGATACCGTCACATTATGACGCCATCCGTGAGCCTCGATGATTTTCGCCAACCACTCAACCTGCTCCTGGCTGTGCCGATTGGGATTTTTTGGATTAGGAACCAATTTCCCAATCGGCATCATTTTCTCATAGGTACACTCGACACGTACTTCCACAGTTAAGCCCCTAACCATTTCCATGTTCTATATTTGCATATATCGCCAACAGTCCCAGGGCTAACCCCGAACTTTAAACCAACCACTCTGAGGCTTTCGCCACTCGCAATCATCGCCCTTATGAACACGACCTGTAACGGTTCAAGTTTGCTATGGGGCATTGAATCGCCTCTCCTGAGACAGTGATTCTTGTGCAGATCCCTACTGTTGTCCGAAATGCTGCCCCCAGTACAGATTGTCAAGCGTGTTATGCCCCCTATTGTCATCCTCATGCAATACAAACCTGTTTCTGGACGGATCTGGATTGTGGATGTACGCCACAGCCATGAGCCTGTGAACCGGCCTTTTGTATTGCTTGGAATCGCGGCACAACGTCACAACAAGATATCCCCTCTTTCCGACCCTGGCCTTTACTTTATGGACTTCATCTTGCAACCCTGATGGTCCCATTCCCATCCTCGACCACACTGTCCCGTCTCGATCAATGAAATACCCAGGAAACCCCTCAATTGCTCTCATATCGACTCCAATCATAGAAAAACCGCCACAGGAGAAAGAATATCGACCAAGACATGGTTCCCCTGTGACGGTAGTGTTTTGATTGTGATGGTCGATATTCATGCTCTAATGATACGCCCTATTGGGTCAATGTCAAGACCTTATTCCTTGAGCTCATCCATGAGATTTATGGCGTCTGGATCGCAGCACTGTTTTGCTTGCCAGTACCAATCGTGAACCTCGCCACATACGCTGCAATGCCACTTGCTTTCCTCTGTGTATGGGTTCATTCCGACACCACCTTATCCGCGATCACGCTGCCCATCTGGTCATACCACCGATTGATGCCCTGTGCGATGCACTTGGCAATCGTCGCCTGATACAGTGGCAGGCACAAGTTCTTGAGTTCTTCAGGGTTGGTCACAAACCCGCATTCCAGCAGGACAGATGGAGCGCGCCCTGTCAGGACCGTGAATTGTGCCTTTTTGATTGACCGATCGACTGCCCCTGTGCTTTTCATCGATCGGTTGATCTCAATCGCCGCCGTGAGTGTGCGCCTATATGAGTTCCGTTCGATGAACACCGTGAACCCATTAGGGTCCGGCGTTTCCCACGCATCGCAGTGAATGCTCAAGAACAGGTCGGGCATGATACGGTCAGCCATCTCTTTTCGTGCTGCAGGTGATATGTATTCGTCCTTGGTACGGGTCAATCTGACCTCAAAACCCTCAATCTTGATCATCTGAGCGATCGCAAGGTTCAAGTCCTTCTCATACACCCCATCGACTACCGCGCCCGGATCACTCCCGCCATGCCCTGGATCGATAAGAACCGTAGGTAGATCAGATCCCAATGCCATGCTTGTCCACAATACGCCCATCCACAAGTTTGATGCCTTCATGATTACCCCTTGATTAAATAATGCTTACACCCTATCTATCGGCCAAAACCTTTAAAACCTTAACCAGATTGTCCACGCTCATTGAAGTTGACCCCTTGAGATGCAAGTTCAATGTGACCCTGTTGATCCCGGCCTGATTGCAGATGTCAACCTTGGTCATACCGCTGCCCGCGATCATAGATGCCAGATGTGCTCGTTTTAGAATGTCAATATTCATAGCAGAAAGTCCGTTTCAACCCCTTTTATTTCAACATGAGTGTTTATTTTGGAGAGGTTTTTTTATAGGCATCAGCAAGGTCATTCTCATGGCTCTTGATGCACCCCAATAATTGATCACTGTAAATCTGTTCATGCTCGGGCATTGAGCTCACAAAGTCGCCATTCAGTAATGCCATCAGTTCGTCGTCATTGACATAAACAGAAAATAAGTTTTTGCCCTGGTCGTCCCATGCGTGATAGGCGATATACTTTGTTTCTGTTCCGTCCCCATATATCAATGTTTTGTTTTCTACTGTCGTGGCTCTCATGATTTACTCCTTTACTGCGTTTCGTTATTCAATTGTCTCTTACTAATAACCAGTATAACATATTCATCGGCCATGTAAATGGTAAAGTTTAATATATTAATCTTTTTTTGACCTTTCCCGCTTCTTACGCAAAATGGCTCTGGTCCGCCGGATGCAATTCCACACGGCCAGAGCCATTGATAGTCCGAAAATGCCGTATGTTACCACCGCACAGGGATCCGCAGCATCCACATATCGTCCCGGTAGAAGTTATCGCAGGAGGCATAAGCCACGCCTAATCCGATATTGTCAGTCAGATAGACATCCACCCCAGCTTCCCAGACGTAATACTCGTTGTCGATCGCGGCGTTTCTGAGTAGATAAGACACCCCGATAAATGGATCGATCCTTGAACCTTCTGGCGTAAAGTGGCACTTCAGATTCGGCCCTACGTAATGATCACCGATGTCCACCTCAATATCGTCGAAGCAGTTGGTCGACTGCTCGAAATATTCCACGGCAAACGTGCCGCCTGCGGAAATGGGGCCCCATCGTGCAACCTCCAGATCCACACCCGCGAAGTCATCGCTCAGAATGAATGTGGTTGTCAACGCCTGGGCCATGCCTGCGATAAGCAGGACAATCAATACTGCTGCCATCTTTCTCATTTCGTGATCCTTTCAAAAGATTCCTGATACGTTTCCGTTCTTGGACGCTTATCGTCCTTGTTACACATCCACCAATCATATTGATCTGGCTTGTGATCCGCAAGCCAATTCATGAACTCCCGAACCTGACTCAAATCACCGTGGGCAACCTGCTTGACGCGGTACTGGCCCATCGTGTGATGCTGTGAACACAGCCGAATCCGGTTCTCCAAGCGATGCCTCCACCGCAGGTTCGTGCGCCCAATCAGGTGATGGTTCTGGACCTGATGGTCAGGTTTAACCGTACCACGCTGAATACATATCTCGCAGTACTCAGTGCCCGGGGCCTCCTTCCAGGCCTTATCAGCCTTCTTGCGCCACGTCATGCTGTTGGGTTTCTTCAGGTTCGGTTTTCTTCGTTTCTTCATTGAACTCCCTTTCGCAGAGGTAACAACCCTCTATTCCGTTTCCGTGTTTGCAGAGCATTTTGCCTTTGCCTCCTTAATGCACGCATAGACCGCCTTCTTGTACTTCACACAGTCACCCAGGAACAACCCAATACCGTCATGGGCCTTAACCGCTGCTTCCTCCTGGGCCTCATCCCACGGCGTGTCTGATGAACTCCTGATGATCAATAGAGCGTCAACCCCTGGTGCGATGTCCAGGTTCATTTGTGATGTCTTGCAGATCAGCATTTAAACGCCTCCATTACTAAAAGTTCCGGCCCTTCAGTTTCATCGACCGATGCCATAAAAACCGTTTCCGATATGTAGTCAGTGCATAGCCAGTGCAACTCTCTTATTTTGCTCATTACCATATCGTGCGCCTTTGTTGGGTCTTCTGCGACCGCATAAACATCCTTAGAACAACCGACGCGGCCACCGATGTTCTTCACACAGGTTAATCTATACAGGTTCAGCATACGATATTCCTCACATGATAAACAATCGTCAACAGCATCCATCTGAAAATGGCTATTAAGCACAGTCTGGTTTTCGTTTCCTGAGTCATGGTCTAATCCTTTGTTATTGCGGATTCTAGGATACGATGGGCGGAACAGCGGCTTGGAAAAAGCCACTGCCGTATGCGTCTTCTGAGGTATCAGAGCATCACGTTGCCGTATCGTCTGGCATTTCATGGACGGTAAACTCAACCCTTCCCTGTGACACGGTCGGAGGTCTGACACACTGTCAGGCACCAGGTAGCCCACCTGATGTCGATACCGTTGGTGTTCTACTAAGCCATCCACCCTTGCACGCCTGACCTCGGCCAGGACTTCACTGTCAATCAATTGTAAAATTTTGCCAGGGATAGCCACGCCCTGGCTCGTGTAAAAAGTGGACGCGGTTGCCGTTTCCGGCCCTGCTCTGACCTTAGTGAGCTGAAGGCCCGGCCACTTAATATTCAGTTTTAACGAATGCCCCAGGCCGGCGATTAAACGGCCATGACGCTGCGGTCTGTATCAGCGGTGGGGCAAATACCACAGGCAGGAATTGAACCTGCACGATATGATGCGTTGCTACACTCCGCACCCGTCTCACCGCACTTAGTGTAATAGCAGGAGAGGCGTTTATCCATTTACGCCACTGTGGCATGTATTCAGTTTTTCAAAGACCCCAAGGACTTACGTCCAAAAGACTGCCCTGGGGAAAACAAAGAGGGTAATCCATGCCACAGGTGTTATATCCCACCGCCTGCTGGGGTCCAGCTTGGTTGCCTGCCACTGGTGCTTTTATGCAATCATGAAAGAGCGTATCATGTTATTCGCCAGATCCAGATCCAGATCCGTAGCCATAGCCAGGTCCGTAGCCATAGCCAGGTCCAGATCCATAGCCAGAGCCATAGCCATCGCCAGATCCGTAGCCATAGCCAGATCCAGATCCAGATCCAGATCCAGATCCGTAGCCAGATCCGTAGCCATAGCCAGATCCATAGCCAGATCCAGATCCAGATCCGTAGCCAGATCCGTAGCCATAGCCATCGCCATAGCCAGAGCCAGAGCCATCGCCAACCTTGTCTTTAACTCTTAACATTGGGATGCTCCATAATTGACTTGAAAGCTGAGTCCTGGCAGACCGTAATGGAATAAGCTTCGACGATGACTTTTGTATCAACAGTGCCAGAAACTTTTGAGTCAGCGTGAAGACCACTTACTGACACGCCCTCATACCACGCCAGTGTCGCGTCTTTGGGCTTGTGATACCAGATGCGTCTGCACTGCTTCAGTTCGACACCTGTCTCATCAGCCAGAACAACAATGCCTGCGTTGATTCCTTCATTGCGTGATCGAACGATTACCGCCTTGCCTTGCATTCTCATTGCAATGCTTTCGTCGCCCGTCCACGTTACTTCTGGCATAGTGTCTTTTTTGACGTATTCAACTCCATCTACAATCATAATCTTACTCCTTTTGAATTGGTTAATATAAAGCCCCAGCGTTGACAGGTTGGGCCACTTGTTATAACCGAACCTTCACGATGTCGCAGCCGGGGCAGAATAGATGTAAATGGTCGGGGCATGGGAGTTTCACCCTGCTTAATCCACCGCATGTCATTCGGGTCGTTCCCTACCCGCTGGTGCATGGGTCTATCCGAGTATGACGGAGCCCCGATAATGCGCGTAAAAAAACCCTCGCAGGTTTCGCCAGAATCCCGGTGCGAGGGTAATTGTTTTGTATGTTTTTTAGTCGGCGAAACCATACGTTCAATACTAACCTTCCCTGCGTAGTTGTAAAGAAGAAAATAATTGTTTTCCGATATATTCTGTGTACGCAGGAGGGATGGCCTGAGATAGTTCCTTGACAGTCATCCAGTCGATTCTCATGGCGCCTCGTTTATCTTCAGCAGTCATGCCCCGGCCAAGTTTATCCAGATGGTAACGATTCGTACCATTGCCATAGATACCTATTGTCAAACCTCGAGTATGATTGCACGGCTCTGATTTCAACGGAATGTTTGATTCAAACAACCTATGCCTTGGCAGTTGCCATTTGCCCATTGCCCATGCTGAGTCTGAATTGGTGGCCGCATATCGTTACCGGGTCAATAAGTGGGGCACCCACCAGCACCGCAGAATAGGTCAAGTAGTCTTGGTTTCATGACTTCCCCTTTTCAGGATAGAATGTTGTCGTGTTCTTGATTAATCTCAAGACCTGTTCCCGCGTCGCTCCGTCGTTGTACCATGCCCGGATGTCTTTATGGCGAGGAGGCTTGATAATCGTCACTGAACGGGTCAGGGGTAGTATGGCATCCATCAAACGTTCTGCGCCCTCCTGGCCTGGCTTGTACCGTGATCCGTCTGGCCTGAACTTCCACTCGTCGTTGTCGCTCACGATGATCACGTTCCGTCTGAAGATGCCAAGATATGCCTGGATGTACTCGGTTCCTCCAGAACAGCTTGGTCGACCAACGCCATCGAACCCCATGTCAAGCAAGGCAGCAAGATCCGAACTGCCTTCAACCACAAACAGATCGTCCGTCGTAATGTCCGTGGGTACAAATAATCCGGTGTGGGTGCCTGCAACTGATTTCTGTTTTCCATTCTCATATCTCCTACGCGCACCTATAAGTTCCCCCATACCCGTGAACATCGGGAAGGTCCACGCCGCCCCGTCAAATCCAGCACGAAGCCGCATGAGCGACCGAACGCTCACTCCTAGTAACTCACCCAACCGCCCCACGTTCCGCCCCTCCCACTTAGCGTGCAGGGCTGACACGTCCTTGACAGGTTTGGGCCTTGGTACTGGCTTATGTTCGACCTGAACCGCACCGTCAACCTTGTGGAAATACGCTAACCCTGATGCGTCATGGGCCTGCTTGTATGATCCATCGGAAACACGCATACACTTGATGGTCTTCTCGGTCCAGGCACACCAATCAGGGGCAGAACAGATGGGGCAGTGGTTGTCTTTGGTTGCTTTCGTCCAGGGCATTGCTCTACTCCGGTAATTCGCCATAGAACTTCTGAGCGTACTTGCCCGCACGTTTCATTGAAAACTCTTGCCTGTCAGAATTTGCGGCCACGCTTGCGATGTCAGCCATTAACTTTTCAACTAGATAGGTGGTCTGTTTGAGGTTCTCAAACCTGGCATCGTCGGTGTTTGATTCGCCTACCGGATTGATTGGCCCGGTCAGCTTTTTTACCACTTCGTAAACGTCCATACTCTACTCCTTTGTGGTTGGTGCTTCAAGTTTATATATTCTATCGTGGGCACATCCCCAACAATAGATATCTCCCTCGGGCCATTCAAGGCCCCATTCCAACTTCATGCTTTCACCACATACGCAGCAATCCTTGTCACAACCACAAGATTGTTGATCTTTGCCACATCCTATGCACTCAGCCATGACTATGCCCTCTTAAGTGATTCCATTATCTCTGCTCTCACGTTGGCTCTGAGCCACGTTTGTTTGAGCGCCCATTGCTTGTAACCCCAAGGGACTTTCTCCCACGGCGTGCCCAGGTGCTTACCGAATTGGCACTTGCCCTTTGACCTCTCAATGATCTCACCAATCAACTGGGATGCGTGCCCCGAGTTCATACCCACCGCGTCAACGTTCATCTTCTTTAGGAATGCGATCTGCTTGGAGGTAGATTCCTTGCCCTCTGCCCACCCTGGTACTCGTGCAGGTATGATCCCCATTGCGTCAAAGGGATTGACACCGCGCACTTTAAACGCCGCCTTGAGCGTTAGGTTGCCCCTCTGTGCAGCCTCCACCGCTTCTTTGCGGCGTCTAGCAAGTTCTGCCTCTGCCTTGTGCAGTTCAGACATGACCTCGACCTTTTCGCCATCCCTGGCTTTCCGGCTGATCTCGACCTTGGCAAGCTCAACGATGTCGTCGTCATACTTACCGCCCAGGATATCAGCGCTGTTGACCAACTTGTGTCGGCCACAGTTGCCCACAAAGTCTATGATTTCGACTTTCGGTTTCATGCTCTGCCGTATCATCTCTTGTCGATCCGCAGGTGTCTCGCATTCATTCAACTGGTATGCGATCTCCCCTGCTGGCCGTGTGCCCCTTCCAGCCATCTGGGTATAAAGACACCGGCTCTTTGTCGGTCGTGCCATACAGACCACCTCAACGCCAGGGTCGTCGAATCCTTCAGTCGCCACGCCAACGTTGATCAGATATTGAAATCTGTTCCTCGCGTAGTTCTTGAACATATCAGCGCGGATGTCCTTGGCAGTCTTCCCCGTCACGTAATCCGCACAGCGGGCCCGGTGCCTGTTGAATATCTCTGCTAATCGTTCGGCCTGCGCCACCGATGCAGCGAAGACCAGCGTCTTGCGATCCCCTGCAATCTGGATCGTACTGGATGCCACCTCGTGCAAGTTCTGTTCGAACTCCATGATCGCGGCCAGTTCGTTGTTCGCCAGGTCGCCCATTGCAGTCTTGATCCCTGAGAAGTCCAGGCCCTCGACGAACACCTCATTCTGCTCAATCGGCACAAGCCACCCGTCATTGATGCCATCGCAGATGCCGTAATCCATCGCCACATTTTTGAACACCTGACCCAGTGCCTTCTCGTCCGTCCTGTCCGGTGTGGCGGTCACTCCCAGTATCTTGCAGTCTGGGTTCGTGGCGAAATGATCAATCACCATCCGGTTCGTGGCACTTATGCCGTGATGTGCTTCGTCAAGTACAAACAGATTAAAGTCCATCGGATTGAAGTCCGCGTACCGGCCACGCGCCATTGTCTGGACCGAACCCACCACAACCTTGGATGGGTATAGCCTGGATGCGTACTGTTCCGCCTTTTCGATCTGAACGTCACACCCCACAATTGCCGTGATCTTATCCGCTGCCTGGTTGATCAACTCCGTTCTGTGTGCCATGACAAACGCCCGGCCCGGTGTCTCATTTATGATGTGGCTGAAGACGTGCGTCTTGCCCGTCCCGGTCGCCATGACAATCAGCGCTGATTGCTCTGTCCGAAATATCTCTGCCGTTCTCTCTCTGGCCTGCAGTTGATAGTTTCGTTCGCTCATGGTGACACCTCCCTGTATTTCTCAATGCCCCACACAATCGCGTACAGGTTCCACAGATAATGAAAGCTATATTCATTCACGGAAGTTTCGAATAAATCGCAAAAATTGAATCCATCACAGTCAAAATCGTGGACTGCAACCACAGCACCATGTTCGTTGTCAGCTTCCCGTAAAATATTCCACTCGACAGATTCCCACACTTTATCTTTCTTGCTGTCATCTTCGGAGTCTTCAAAGTAGTCATCAAAGTGTTGCTTTACCGCTTCTCTGAACATATCCGCAGACCACCGTTCAATCTTGTGGTTCTTGTCCATAGCCATAACCTTCTCGGACCAGTACCCAGGATTGATTGAAAGCGTGTTCCCTCTTTCTTTGCTGTATTTCTTTGCCGCGTCATCCATGCCAAAGAATCCAAACATATCTTCAATGCGTGTAAATACATATGTGCCGTAATCGCCACAGATACACAGTTTACCCGGCCATGTGATGATATCGAACCAACCACAGGAATGATCATCCCGTCTAAATGCGAGGTGACGGTTTACCCCGTCCTCTCTTATGACCTTTACTGTATGAGTCTTTACGCACTCCAAAAACTTCGCTTCTGTACACAATTGCTCTCTCATGATTACACCTTTGCTCTTTCAATATTCCAGTTTTTCGACACATTCGCTGCACGCAACAATAATAAATATGTCAGGTTTTTCAACATCCCAATCCCAGGCCACCTCAATGTCTGCACATTCTCGACACTTGCCGCACATTTCGCATTTCCGTTTCATTTCTCATCCCCCGGTATCGTTCTATACTGCTGATGGATACACCAACCCCTGCCCTTCTTGGTCTTCTTGGCCTTTGGGTTCTTTGGATCATATGGTTCAGGATCAGTGCATGTGCCACAGCTTCCCTTGACCCCACCGTCACCACCGCATATAGGACACATTGCCCATGGCCTTGAAAACTTAATATTGGCCTTGATCTTCTCTATTTTTGCCAAAGTATCCGTCAGATCGAATCCCTTCCAGACCGGGTCATCTTTCGTGGCTTCTCTCTTAATAGTCAGCTTTAAGTCGCTTATGATCGCAAGCCACCCCTTTGCCTGTGCATCATATCTCAGGAAAAGCTCAGCCATTTCACCTTCGATCTGCTGTCCCTCATGATCCTTGTAAACCAGGATTTTAGGGGGTTGCTCCTGTTCCAAACCTGTTGGTTTCGGCGTTTCTGGCTCAATATCGCCGGAAGTGTTCCGAGTTGGAACAGATGGCTCCTGGTTTAACATCTTCTTTTCGTACTGACCCACGGTCTTGTCAACCGTTCCGATGATCCGGTAGGCGGTCTGCTTTGAGATGCCTAGGACTTCATTCACGTACTTGCCGAACTCGCTGTGTGTTTTCTTCCATGTGGCCCGGTGCCATAGCTCGGCCAAAGAGTATCCGGTTTCCTCTTTGAATTGCTGGTATCTGCTGTACTGCTGTCGAACTCTGTCCTCAAGTTCTGGAATTGTAAGTTGCTTGATGTTGCTCACGATGTTTCCTCATGGTGTATTCGCCTGTTGTAGATAAGCATCTCGGGCTTGTATGACCGGCCAACTGAAGCATACTGACCCACGGAGTCGTCAACCAATCCAACCAGTTTGTATCCTGTGCTGACCGGAACGTGCCACACCTCGCCCAGATACATATTGAATGTGCCGGATTTTGTGTACAACCGTTTCGTGTAAATGGCCCACATTGCCATACACACATCGCCTTGAGACTTGAAATTGTCGGTTGCGATTTGGTCCTCAAGCTCGGTCAAGGACATCTGTAGAACCTTCAACATTGTTCACCTCGTAAAAAAGCCCCCACGGTTGGATGAAAAGGGATTCGACGCCCAAAAGGCCAACCGTGAGGGATTCAGAGTGAGTGAGATATTCGTCGAATTTAGTGTTTTCATACTCATAATTATAACTGCTTCAGCTTCGGTGTACAGGGTTTTTTTGGATGTGCCAGTAAATATCTGGCCCGCCATTCAACCCGGGCAACCTGTCTGGCTTTCGCTCGGCCCCGGTTGTACTGATTCAGATGGTGCGCACACTTGGAGCATTTAGGCCGCACAGTCTCCCGGCCACACCATGACACATGGAAGATCCGCACTGGATTGGGTTCGCCAGCCTTTACCGCTTCAAGGTACTTCAGCCATTCAGGGGAACTCTGATCGCTCTTGCCTGGTATGCTCATGGTTTCACCTTATCAAATGGATCTTTTTCGTCAAGCGGTGGCATGCGGCAAGTGCATTCTCGGTACGCGCCACAGTCTTGTGGGCACATGCCATCCCCTGCTTTGCTGCATGAGTTGAAAAAGTGACAGTCTTCTGGGTAGGGTAATTTCATCATATCATCGTATTCCCGTCTCGCATCACGTGCCCGCTTTTCCATTATGTTTGCAGCATCATGAAGACCGTATTTCCATATCATATACGGAACAATAAATAACCCTGCGATCCTCCACCACAATTCTTGATACCATTTCCCTTTGGGTTCGTCAGTCATAGTCACCTCACAATTTCTCACGCCAATCTTTATCAGCCGGTGGTATGTGGACATTTCGCCACGTCGCCAGCCACTTGATTACATACGTTTCAAAGGCTGCGCATTCCTCCATATTCATATCAGCCTTGTCTTTGTATTCGCCATTGTTGAACTCGGCATATTGAATCTTGAAAAACCAATCTACGTTCGTTTGAGTCAGTGGAAGTGTAACCATCTTTTCGCCGAGCATCATATTCAGAGCTACGCCATGATCATCTGTGAAGTCGTCAAAGGCTATTGGTAAGATCATAGCGTAATAATACCCCAACTGCTCTGGAGACTTCTTCTTGCCCTGCCTGGTGATCTGAATCGTGCCCCGCTGCCCTGGCTTCCATGCGTCGAGGAATGTTGCGACCGCTTTCCAATCGATCTCAGAGAATCGTTCAAAGACGCTGATGCGGTTCTGTTTGGTGAATGTGAATTTATTGTTTGCCATTGCAGACTTTCAAAAGCGGCCCGACCCCAACGAGGGGCCGAGCCTGAAGCGTAATCATGAATCACAGATGGTCACTGGCACCATAAATTCATCTTCAAACTCTGCCTTGACTGCCTCGCGGTCCATCGTACCACTCATATGGATCAGATGTAATTCCTTGAGGCGTGACAGGTCGCAATACTCCTTCAGGTAGAGCATTGTGTGGCTTTTCTCCATGTGCGTCCGGGTCAGCCGTTCAGCGTAGAACTTATTGAGACTTCCATCGTTGAGTCCATCCACGATGCTCTGCCGATCCCAACTGCATTCAATGGCGATGTGCGTAAACGGTGTTTCCCATTGCTCTGTGATGTGCGTGGTATCGGTCGCAAACAATAGGGCATCCGTGCCCTGCTCCACGACATATCCTACCGATCCTTCGGCGTCGTGCGAGGTTGAAAAAGGAGTAACTTTGAACGGTCCAACCGTGAACTGCTCATCTGGCACGATCTCTTTCAACCGCCGGCCACGCTTTACAGGGGGCAGGACAGTGAACGTCTGGTGTGTAGCGAATACCGTCACGCCCATCTCTGTCAACTTCTCGTATGCGTGTGAATGGTCATCGTGGTAATGAGACAGGAGGCACGTTGTCGGGAGGTCGT